AGAACCTTGATTTCTCTGGCCGCCACTGTTCCGGGAGGGGGCAGGTTGTTGACGACGACCACGGGAGCCATTCATTTCTGAACCTCGATGTTCTGGTATTTCTCACAATGGTACACAGTATGGAAGACTGGAGGTGAGATGATGGGAGGTTCAGATGTGGATCTAGCCACCAAGCAAAGGGCTAAGACTATGCAGATGGCAAGCAGTCCTGGAGTCCAGAGAGAATCCGGACAGTGGCACTTACCGGTAGCCAGCCTAGAAGTTGAAATTATTGGTGACTTCGACCCTTTCAGCGACAATCACGAAATTGGCAGACGCAGTGTCCTGAGAACTGTTAGTCCTCTGTCCCACTGCTCTGCTGGCGCTGTGCGCGAGTTGTTGCCTACTTGATTGTCGCTGGGCTCGTGGCTCCTTTGTGGTGTTGACTTGTTGAACGTCGGTGGTTGGGGGATCGTAGTTAGGAGTAGACATTCAGGTGCTCTTGCCGGAGTACCCGACAGCCCATAGTGCCAAGGCAACTCTAGCGTCCGGAAATAGTTCTCGATGGCTACCTGTTCGTCTGGTGTGTAACCAAAGGCCAGGTAGAACGAGTATCGGGTCTCACTAGAAATTTGTCGATACTTGCGATTGCTGCACTTGCTGAGCCGAGTAAACCCTGAAATAAACTCCTTACTTTTGTCAATTTCCCCATGTTGGTCGCCATTTCTGATCATACACGTGTAATACTCTTGCTTAATTGGTATGCCTCCAGTTAAAGATAGCCCACATTCTCCGACAGCATGCACCCATTTCTTGGCGGTTTTGGTAGTGTAGAATGGGGTAATGCTATGGCAATCTTTAGACATTGAGACATCGGGTTTCCGAACCATGACGTAGTTGGTTCCATCAAACACAGGCTTCATCTGACAAAACTCTACTTGTTCCGTTATGTATACAGGCTCTTCCGCAACCACTTCAAACCCATACTTGAGCCAGTGATCATACAAGTGTCTTTTCACTACTTCCTCATCATCCTCCG